GCGTGTGTATCATGTTTTGTAAATCACCCTCAACCGAGGCGTTGCGACATGTTTTCAAAGAATTGATCTCCCCTGCCGGTAGATTCTTTTTCGTGTACTTCTCCGATGACGCATGCTTTGCATTACGACGCGACGATGGGACGATCTTGCGCATGAATATTGACATCACCTCTTGCGACGCTTCACACACACGAGCGCTCTTTAATTTATATATAAAAATACACCCAACCCGCGTTCAGGGAGACGCAGCAGCTCTGGTGGCCCAGTGTGAGCAACCGATCCGCATCACGGATCTAAATGCCCGCTATGGTCGCCACAAACGCCGATTAATACTGAAGCCAAAGTCACCGCGATTGTACAGCGGTTGCACTATTACAACTGGCACCAACTGTCTGGCCTGTATACTCATGATTGCTAGCATCGTTGCACAAATCGACACCATCCGAACCGGTGCCGATGTTGTCCGTGCGTGCGCAATTGCTGGGTATCTCGTCACCAGTTTGGATTGTACTGATTGGCACCAACTGCAATTCCTTAAACACTCACCCGTCTTAGATCTGAGTGGTGAGATCCAACCCATGTTGAACCTGGGCGTACTGCTACGCTTATCAGGAACAGCGAAGGGGGATTTCCCCGGAACTAAGAAGGAGACAATGAAAGTGCGCGTCGATCGTTTCCAGGCCGCACTCCTCCAAGGCGCTTATCCTTACATCTCTTTCCCACTAATCGATCGCCTCAAGGCCAACTGCGCTACTAACGCTGTGCCACATAAAGGGGTTGACCCATTGGTCGCAAAGATGTTGTCATATCGCGTCGTCGAGAGCGAAGAACGTACTGTCCTGCATGTCAGTAGTGCCGAAGTGTACAAACGGTATCAACTCACACCCCACGAAATCGTCGAGCTAGATGATGGATTCGGCGGTTGTGGATACCAAGATCACTTCGCCTCCACCGGGACAGACAAGATCTTCAACCTTGACTATGGTCTGAATGCCAAGTACCTTTCTGAGCCGCCGCTCGAATGGTGCCAACGGCAACAGGACCTACTATAAGGGGCCGACTGCCCCAAAGCAGTCGAGCGGACTAATCCGCTTCACCAAAG